GGCTTGATGATGGTCTGGAGCGTGCCAGAGCCAGCCACGTCGATGACGCCATAGGCGTCTGCGCCGAAGATCAGGGAGTGATGCAGGGCCACGGGGGTGCTGGCGGAGTTGTTCGCCACATAGCCCTCGGTGGTCTCCACGAACACGACGCCGAACAGACGGCCGATCTCACCGGCGTAAATCTGCTCCGCGTTGCTGTACTTGGACACATCCTGCCAGAGGGTGTCGCTCTGGAGGTCGTAGGTGGCGTAGGGGTCCACGATGCACACGAAGTGCCCGGCGCGGCCGTTGCCGGAGAACCGGCGGGCCTTGTTGGCCTTCAGCGTGCGGACGGCCTTGCGGATTTCGTCCACGGTCAGGTAGGAAGTCGCGGCCACAGTGTTGGCGCTGTTGGCACCGCCGGCGTACTGGGTGGAGGCGTCGGCGATCATGGCGTCGCGGGTCACGTTGTCCACGACGATGCCGAGCTGTTCGCCGAGCAGTTCAGCGCTGTCGTCGATGACCTGGTCGTAGGCGGTCAGGTCGAGCAGATCGCTGATCTCCACGTACGCACCGTACTGGGCGACGGTGGCCTCAACCTTGGTCTGGCCGAGAGACTGGCTGGTGGGGGTCACGCCCTCGGTGAGGGCCTGGGTGGTCTTGTTGGGGGTGAACAGGGTCCAGCGCCGGAACTCGACGACTTTGCCGTTGTTCCGGGGGATGGACCGCTTCTGGCCGAACTGCCCATAGACGATCTGCGCCTTGGCGGTCTCAAGCAGGGTCCTGTCATAGTACGTCTTGTTGAGGTAGGTTGCGGTTGCGGCGGTGTTGGTAGTAGTCTGAACTGCCATAGGTTCTTAATCTCCTTTGAATTTTGATTTTAGGAGAGACGCACCCTCTTTCCGTCGATAGAGGCCTTCCGAATCTCGGCCCGCTTCTTGAAGAAGTCCTCGGAGGACATCTGAGAGAAGTCGGTCGGCGCACTCTGCTGGGAGGCGCCGGAGGTCGGCCGCATGGGAGCGGGCCCGGCCTGCCTGCGCTGGAGCTCGGCGTTGACGGAATGCTCGGCCTGCCAAATGCGCATGGCGGCTGGCGCACCGTATTCAACGATGTTGTTGTAGGTGTCCTGGTCGAGCTTGCTGAAGTCGAATCCGGCGGGGAGCTGGCCGCGCTGTTGCATGGCCGCAATTTCACGGCCAACGCGCTCGGCCTGCGCGTCCGGGGTGTCTGTCTGTGGGTTGGGTGTCGATCTCAGGTTGTTGTTGAGCAGGTCCTTGTAGAACTGCTTCGGGTCCTTGGCATACGCCTCGGCCGTCGCGTCCAGGCGCTCCTGCTGGATGCGCTGGTAGGCTTCGGCGGGCGTGATGCCGTCGCGCTTGGCTCTCTCGTTGAGGAGCATCTGCCCGAGCTGGTATGCGTCGCTCTGTTCGTACTTGCGGCGCTCCTGGGCAAGGCGCTGGCCAAACGCTTTGTCAATGTCTTTCTGGGAGGAAACCTGCGCCCCGTCGGCGGGCGGATTTACGACCGTTTTGTTCGACCCAGTTTCGCTCGGAGCCGTTGCCGGGCTCTCCACGCTGATGACCACTTCCTCGACCGCTTCCTGTCCGTCGGCGACAGGCGCGTTCATGTCGGGGGCTACGTTCGTTTCGACCGGAGTGTTTTCGTAGTCAGGCATTCTAAATTCTTACCTTTCTCGCCCGTCACAGTCGGCGACACTGTTGCTATGGTATTTATCGAATCAGCCAATGCTCTGTGCGAGCGCGGCCGCATCGACCGGATTGGGTTCGGTGGGAGGCGCGGACGGAGCTTCCGCCCCGCCGCCGCTCAGGCCCACCTGAATCTGTTTCATGGCGCTCTGGTACTGCTGGAGCTCCTGGCTCATCGCCTGTACCTGTTGCATGAGCTGCGCATTCTGCTGCTGAAGCTGCATCATGCCGCCATGCTGCGCCTTGCGAATCTGATCAAGAATCTGCTCCTTGTCGTCCATCTCCAGGGCCTCCATCATCGTGAGCGGGTCGGCCGTCTGCTGGAACATGTTCACGAACTGGAGCACCAGCTCATTGTGGGCCATGCGCGAGAACCGCGTCTGGCGCGAGGTCTTGATGGTGATGAGCGCCTCGATGGGGACGCGGGTGCCGTCTTTGCCTTCGCGGTACAGGGAGCGCTGGTCGAACGGGACGATCTGGGTCTCGCCGGCCAGCGTGACGACGATCTCGCGGGGCACGATCTCCTTCTCGCGCATGATCTCAATCATCATCCTGACGCACTCCTTAAAGCCGCGCTGGAGCTCCCGGGCTTCCATGCGGCTGCGCTTCGTGCTCATGTCCTGGAGCGCGGTGATGGCCGACGCGGCGGTCACGCCGCCTGCCGTCTGGCCTCGGCTCTGATCGTTGGACCCGGCCTCGTTCTTGATGCTCTGCTGGAGCATCTGCGCAAAGTTCATGAGGTAGGACGGAAGCGGCTGGGTCTCCATCCACTTCACGGCGGCCTCAAGGTTGCCCTGCACCTCAATGGCCTCCTTGGTGAAGTCCCGCACGTCGTCAACGTCAACAAGCCCCTGCTGAATGAACAGCCGGGGGTTCCGCGCCCGCAGCGCGTTCTCAAGCAGGATGGCGTTGAGCTTGTCGGCGTACCGCTGCGTGTCCTTGAACAGATCGCAGATGCCGAGCCCCAGGGCGTTGCCCTTCTGGGGGTACAGCCTGCAAATGCGGAACGGGTAGCGCCCGTGCTCGTAGTAGCCGTTCGGGTACGTGCGGGCGCTGTCCTCAATGACCTGGTGCCCAGCCACGCGGACAAAGTGCACGTCCGTACGCTTGGCTTCTGGGTCGTATTTCTTGACCCACATCTCGATCACCCGGTAGACCTTCGGGGTGTTCGGCGTGGTCGTGCTCTCGATCTCGTCCGTGCGCGTGGTCCCAAAGTCGTCACCCTCCATGAACGGATAAACGTCGGGGTAATGCTGCTTGAGCCAGTCCCAGGGCTTTACGTCCAGGACAAAGCAGGCACGGCCGTCCTGGAGGTCCGGGGTGTCGGGATCGCACATGAAGTTCTTGTTCATGATGTACCGGATGAAGGAGCCGCCCAGGCCGTTGTTCGCCATCGGGTCGTGCCCCGCCTCGAGCGCCGTCCAGCCATCTTGCAGGAAATCCTGCGTCGCCTTCGCGTACTCACCCTCCCAGTCGCAGGCGTCAAGCTCCTGCTCGACAACCTTCGTGAGCACCTTGGCCGTCACGAGCGGCGCGTCTCCAGCCGCGTCTGGCAGGATCACCGCCTCGGGGGCCTCGTCGATCAGGTCGGCCTTGATGTTCTCGATGCAGCTCGTAATCATGGGCGTGCTCATCCGGGGCCGCTTGTCGCCGCGAACGACTTCCGCGTCGTTCTCGCCCCAGTAGGTGCCCTCGTAAATCTTGACGTTGTCGTCAAGGCGCTGCCATTCGTCCCGGTAGTAAACGTCCCGGTACTCCTCGAACAGCCCGTAGATGGCGTCGCAAAACTCCCGGTCCGCCTCGGACCCGGGCTTGTGCGGCTTGCCGAGCCCCGCATAGATTTTCTCCATGCCGCTCAGCGGGATCACTTTCTCGTTCTTTGCTTTCATGCTGCCTCCTGTCAGGCACTAAAAAAGCCGCCCTCCGATTGTCTACGGGGTAGCGGCGTTAGTGGGTCGATCAGTATTCGGTGCTTGTCTATCTCGGCCTTTCGCTTGGCCGGGCTTGGTCGGGTCATGAGGCCATATCTAAAACTTTCTGCTGCGTGGTCTTCCTGGTTGTCGCCAACGTCTTCATGATCGTGCTTGTCGTAGCTCAAGAGCGGCAGGGTCCTGATGAGGTCGCGGCACGTGGAAAAGACTTGGACGTATGGCTTCCCGTCCGGGGCCAGCGCCAGGTTTTCCCGAACGCGCATCCAGCCGTTCAGGCGGTCGTTGTCCGCTTTCATGACCGGGACCCCGTTCATGATAAAGGTCTCAGCGATGGTCTCGCCGCCCATAGCGTCGCGCACGCCGCGCTTCTGCCACATGTCCGGGGAGGCCGCCGTGTACGCGATGCTCTCCGTGTACTGGTTCCCATGCTCGTCAAAGCCGACGGACCGCTTCTTGATGAGCCTCGCCATCTCAGAGGCCGCCGTCTGGTTCTGGTAAATCTCCCGGTACACGTACAGGTGAGAATCCGGGGCCACCGCGTACCAGAGCACACAGCACGGGTCGTTGTACCCCCAGTCGATGGAGCGGAACCGCCGCCAATCCCTGGGGATCGTGAACGGCGTACAAACGTGGATCGCCGGGTCCCACTCGGTGAAGTATTGCCCCTCCACCGTGTCCCAGCGTCCGTCAAGGTACGCCTTGCGCAGGTGCTCAGGCAGCGCCTCGAGGGTCTTGATGTAGCCAGGGTTGGTCTCCATGAGGACCGTGTTGTCCGTGACCTTCGCCTGGATGAACACATAATCGTCCGGGTTCTCTCCGTGCTCATACTGACGGTCGATGAAGAGACGTTTGATGTAGTCATGGCCCGGCCCGCCCGGGTTGCAGGTGTAGTAAATGCGCGGCGAGAAGTCCGTGCGCGTGCTCCGGCAGCTCGTGGCGATGTACGTCAGCATCCACTCGGTGAACGCCGTCGCCTCCTCGAAGCCGATCACGTCGTACTCCTGCCCCTGGTATTGGTACACGTCGTTGTCCGTGTCGCAGTAGCCCAGCTTGATCGTGGACCCGTTCGGGAACGTGAACGTCTTCGTCTCCTTCAGGTACTTCGCGAAGCCGTTCAGCTCTTTGAGCAACGGCTGGGTGTGGTTTCCGTCCAGCTCAGCCAGTGTGCGCCGAAGCAGCAGGAGCTTGAGCCCCGCATACCTCAACGCCAGCAGAATGAACTTCCGGCGGAGAACCCAGCTCTTGCCGCCGCCCCGGGCACCGCCGTATGCGATGCGCGGAGCTACGGCCCGAAGAAATAGGTCCTGCTTCGGGTTTGGGGTGCCCTCAAGCACCAGTGCTTTCTTTGCCATATCATCAAATCATGTTCAGCCATTCAAGGCCGCGTATCATGCGCTGCCCTTTCAGGCGGGGGGGTTAAGCCCATTCCGGATAACCGTTTGCGGATGTTGCAGTCATAGCCGGATTTTCGTTATCGTATGTAAAATATATATTGTATGCCCCATCTTCTTTTTCCACACTGCTGATATAATTTAAACTTGTCGGGTATTCGGCTTGATCAGCAGGTGTAGAAACAACCACTATTGTGCCATTTGATAATGCGTCATGAATCTCCTGCCACGTTTTATCTATTACACCTGTGTTATTGTCAATATGCGCCACCAGCACCCCGCCGCCGGAGGAGCCGCCACTCATGTTCGAGAACATCTCGGCGATGGCCTTGATTTCTTCTTCGTTCCGCCAGACGGGAGACTTGGGGATGAACTGAGGATCAATCCCCAGCTTCTCCGCCAGCTCCTCTACGTATGCGTCTTCCCTCACAGGGTTCGGTGTGTTCGGTGTGATTTCGCTCATCGTTTTCTCCTCTCTCTATGCTTCATAGTCATGTTTCATTGACCGGCTGGTTTCCGTAAAAGGAGGCTCCAGATGTACGAGTTAAGAGCCTTCTGACGAGTGGCATCGTCCAGATTATTCTGCTGCACCGCCGGGCTATTCTCGATGAAGCCGTCTATCGTCGGTTGGCCAACGCCACGCGAGGCTTCGGGCACAAGCGCCCCGCGAGTGACTCGAGCAGACTTGTCATTCCCCCAGCTCTTACCGTGGCCGATTGGCCGACCGTCGCTGAGGCTGGGGTTCGGCTGATAGTTGTAGTAGTTGCCTGTGAGTGCCTGCAGAAGGGTGCCGCTCGCGTAAAGCCCGTTGCCGCCGCCTGGGGCGATCTGTGGAGGCTTGATGCGGTTCGCATACCACCCGATGTCGTATAGACCCTGGGCGTTCGGCTGGCTGTGGCTCACCCAGTCCTGGTCCCTGTCATCCCGTGCCTCCCAGGCCAGGTATTCGTCAAAGTCTTCGTCGTTGTTCCTGCTGCTGGCTTTTAGTGCCTTGCTCATGTCTTGCTCTACCTCCTGGCTTTAGTCAGGTGAAGCTCCCTGTTTTGTGCTGGGTATGGGTTGGTAGGTATTCTTTCCCTATGGCCCGCGTATGGCGCCATCCCGCCTTTTGGATTCACATCCAAAGGCAAATTTGAAAAATGGACCCCCCTTAGTATTATTATATAATAATATATACTAAGGCATCCAACTATTCGTTAAAGATGACTTTAACGAAGAGTTCCCTCTGTGGCAGTGTATAAACACAGTATAAAGCAGTGTATACTGCTGTATACTGTGCATACTGGCTACACAGAGTAGGCATCAGCATCCCCCTGTATAACGATATTCACCGTAGGTGAACTATCGTTCTGGGCTTCTCCCATAGCCGTGAGTAGCATAGCAGCGATCTTAGCATCAGCATCTCCTGACAGAGATGCTTGTGCTAAGGCTGTTGCTATGTCTTGCCTTGCACGTGAAAGCGTGTCGGAGATGAGCTTTAGCTCATCAGCACTAACCCACATCTCCTTGTCCTCTTGGTTGATGAATGAGTAGAGAGTATCTCTACTCACGCCGAGGAAAGAGGCCAATCCCGACATAGTCGGGAACTCCTGGCGGATTTTGATGTCACCATTTTTGAGCTCGTAAATCTTTTGGGAAGATTTACAGCGCTCGAAGTATTCGGCGACCTTTTTCTCAAGCTCTGAAGAGCTTGTGAAAGCTGCTCGTTTACCCATGTTCTGCAAGCTCCTTTCGGCGAAATGAAAAAGCCCTGGGAAATATCTCTCTGCGAGATATTCCCTTGGGCTTTGTTTGCTCTGCTTCTCTGAGCGATTGTACTATACACCGTCAAGGACGGTGTGTCAAATTTTCTAAGAAAAACCGTGAACGGTTTGTAAACATTCCGAACGGCCTTCCGACCCTAAAGAGAGCCGTTCTTCTTTTCTCCCCCTGTCCCTTCTCTCTGGGGTTTTCTTTACTAAGGCAATATACTCTCGTCGGTTTTCCTTGTCAAATCGGTAATAATATATAATCGAAGATTATATATGATTACCAATAGATTTGTACAAGGGAAACCTCAGAGAGTGAATATATTGCCGTAAAGAAAAACCCCCTGAGAGAGAAGGGAAACAGGGGGAAAGAAAAGAGAACGGCGACTCTTTCAAAAACCGCCGACAGCACTTTGACAATCTGCCAGTGAGACGAGCGGGGAAGGCCGAGAGACCACTGGGCATGAGTCAAAAGACTCATGACTCCACAGGAGCAGAACATAGAGACGCATAGCCCTCCTGAGATAGAGCAGGCAGACTCAGGACGCAAGGCTCTCCGGAGCCTTGTAAGAGCAAACTGGGAACGGCGAACAGGACCAACACACAAGCAAGCGGACATTCCCTGGGCTCACCGCACACAAAGAGCCCACCCACAAAACGGGTAGCGACCTACCGCCGAGAGGAGCAACATTTATGGCTATTCACAACTATCATCACTCTCATCGCATCGCCCGCACCTTCTACAAGCTCGGCCGTAACGGCCAGCTCAAGACCTTCACGCCCACCACACAGGGGCTTGTGGGCACCGAGCTCGAGCTCGAGTGCTCAGGCAACGCTGAGCGGCTGAGCGACCGCGTTGACGCCCTCATGGGCAACACGGCCACCTGCGAGCACGACGGCTCCCTCTGGAACGGCTTCGAGGTCATCACCCAGCCGGCCACCGTGGACGCCTACTGCGACGCGTTCAAGCTGGACGAGCTCTGCGAGCTCCTTGACAGCAACGGGGCCAAGTCCCACAACACGGAGACCTGCGGCCTCCACGTGCATTACAGCCGGGCGGCGCTCGGTCACACGGAGCAGGCCCGCGACATGGTCTGCGCCAAGCTCCTTGTCCTCATGGACAAGTTCACCGAGCAGCTCGTCTCCTTCGCTCGACGCGACTGGACCACGAGCCGGTGGGCTCCCAAGTACTCCTGCTTCAACGCAGACGGCGAGCAGTCCACCAAGCGCCTGCTTGCCAAGTACAAGCCATGCAAGGACAGCGGCGACCGCTACCACGCTCTCAACCTCACCAACGAGGCGACCATTGAGTTCCGCATCTTCCGGGGCACGCTGAGCCCCCTGGCCCTCAAGGCGACCGTACAGCTCTGCGAGGTGCTCGTTGAGTACTGCAAGGGGCACACCACTCCCCAGGTGCAGACATGCACGTGGAGCGAGCTCATCGCAACGGCTCGCCGCCCCGAGCTCGCCGAGTACTGCGGCAAGCGCGGCATCGCCTAAGCGCGAGACGCAAGCGTGGGGGAACACCCGCTCCCCCACGCAGATCACACACATCATATACGGAGGTACACACACGTGAAGCGTTCTGAGATTTCCCCCGCCATCAAGGGTGCCCTTCGCAACGTCATCATCGACATCATGGGCGGCGAGGCCCGCTCCATCGAGGAGGCGCACGCGTCTTTTGAGCGCCACATTGACAACGTCCGTGCTCGCTTTCTCAAGGCGCGTCACGAGCTCATCGAGGACGTCGCGTTCCCGTACACCGTTTGGGAGTACATCGACAACCACGAGGCTGACTCATACGAGTTCATCACGGACGCGTTCAAGCGGCTCGCGCCGTGACGGACGCGTCACAAATCACACACAAGGAGGCACACATATGAGCAAGTTTTACGGCACAGTTTCCGGCGGAGCCAAGACCGAGGCAACCAGGCGCGGTTTTGACAGCATCAAGGTGAGCGCACAGTCGTGGGACGGCTCGCTCATCACCCGCATGTGGTACGGCCACGAGGGCCAGCTCCTCGTGTCGCTCGACCGCTATGACGGTTCATCGTCTTGCTACGGCAAGACCATCTTCTCGGGGACGCTCGACGAGCTGGAGGCTCGCCTCACGGGCCCGAGAGTACAGCGGGCGTAAGGGGGCGAGCATATGAGCAAGAGCCGCAAGTTTTCCGCCTACTGCTGGCAGCAGCGTAACTACAAGGTCACTGCGTGGTCATCCGCCACGACCCACTATGGCAAGCGCGTCTGGATCGACGCTCTCGGCACGTGCTTCGTGCTCTGGCGCGTCAAGGGGCGCCCGTATTTCTACGAGCTTACCGGCTGTGAGAGGCACGCATGACAGTCAGAGAGTTTCTTGGCAAGGCGTTTGCCGTTGACCACGGCCACTTTCTAAACGTGAGGTCTCAGTCGCAAGACGACAGCCTCGCGTATAGGTGCACCATTGAGCACGTCAGCCGCGTTTATGGCGGACGCACTGTCAGGTCCATCCGCCCTGAAATCTCGAGGCTCTACGGAGCGCTCGTTCCCACCATGACCATCATCATCGCATAAAAGGAGGCACATCTATGCAAGTTATCGTTGTCGAGCCGTTCAAAGCGGCGTATACTAAGGACATCGAGGGGAGTCTCGAGTCCATGCAGGCTCTCGTGGGCGGCTATATCGAGGCCGTCTATCCGTTCGAGGACAAGGTTGCAATCGTATGCAACGAGGAGGCCAAGCTTACAGGCAAGCAGGCGAACCGCGCACTGTTTGACGAGCGCGGTCGCGTCTACGACATCATCTGCGGCACGTTCTTCATCGCCGGGATCGGCGAGGAGGACTTCACGGACGTGCCCGAGGAGCTCGTGTCCAAGTACTTGGACATGTACAAGGCGCACGACGAGTTCGTCCGCATCGGACGCAAGGTTTACATGAGCAAGTATCTCGACTCTGGCAAGTGCATAAAGTTCATGGAGGAGGTGGCATAATATGTGCATCATCGCAATCAAGTGCAAGGGCGTGAACATGCCCGACGAGCAAACTCTCAAGACCATGTGGACCAACAACCCTCACGGCGCTGGCATCATGTACGCAAGAGACGGCAAGGTGTTCATCGACAAGGGGTATATGGACTGGACCGCGTTTAACGAACGCATTAAGAGCCTCGGCGACCTGACCGACACAGCTATTGTCATGCACTTCCGCATCGCCACGCACGGCGCGGTCATCCCCGGCAACACCCACCCGTTCCCCGTGTCGAGCAACGTTATGTACCTGACCAAGCTCAGGCTCGCCTGCAAGGTTGGCGTGGCTCACAACGGCATCATTCCGATCACACCACGGAAGGGCATCAGCGACACTATGGAGTTCATCGCAAGCGAGCTGGCCCCTCTTGCGTCCAGGGAACACAACTGGTACAAGCGTGAGCAGACGCTTGAGAGCATTGGCAAGCGCATCCAGAGCAAGCTGGCCGTGCTCGACGGCGAAGGAGTCGTCAGCTACTATGGCGACTTCATCACAGAGAGCGACGGCATGTTGTACAGCAACACAAGCTACAAGCCTCGCGCAACAGCCACGAGCATTTTCTGGGACGCCGAGTATGTTCTTGACAAGACGGACTACTCGTCCGTATGGGAGCGCGACTTGCAGCGCGGCACGCCGCCCTGGAAGAGCGGCCGCAAGTCCGTGTGGCTCAAGCCCGTGCTTGACACGGACGCATACGACATAACCGGAGCGTGCCCGTATGACGAGGCAGACATTGAGGACATGTGGTGCGACTGCTTCGGCAACGTGTACATGCTCGACTACGACAACGCCATAGCGTACAAGCTGAGCGGGTGCAAGGTTCTCCGTAGCCCCTCCGCTCCTCGCTACGTGTTCGACGCCAAGGATGGCATCAGGTTCGAGTACGCCGGAGAAGTATCTCCAAGATACTTCGGCATGTAAGGGGGTGTGATCGCATGAATTACGAACAGCTAAACAACTGGCAAAGAGAAAACGTGCTTCAGTGCGCTGTATACTTGCGCAAGGGAAAGGACGACGACATCATCGAAGAGATGCTCAGGCGTAAGGAGAAGTACGGGACGTCACGGACATTCTCGCTCAGGCGGTGGGTTCGTCTGGGTTTCGAGCAGGACAAGGACATCTGACACCTGGGTGTAACCCTGGGTGTAACCCGTCGGTGTGAAAGCCGCTCACGCACATAAATATCACGTGTACGTGAGCGTTTTTCACATGGGTTCGACTCCCCTACCGGGTACCAAAAGAAAAAGAGAAAGTCACGCAATAGCGTGGCTTTTTCTTTTCCCTACGGTTTTTCTGGGTGTAACGCGGGTGTAACAGCGGCAAGTTTTTCGGCGCGACTCGCGTGAGTATACGGCATCGTCTGTGTGTACGACGAGTGCCGCATTACGTCCGATATGATAGCAGGCGGCACGCCTGCGATTGCGAGTACGGTTGCGGTCGTGTGCCTACACTCGTGTATGGTGTGCGGCCGCGTGCCGGCTCGTGCGAGAGATCGCTCGTAGTGCTTCCGAAACGCTGTGTCTGACACACGAGGGAGCTCTCCATCTACCACCAGTTGCTTTACAAGTGGGCGAATGATTGGCACAAGAATAATCTCGCCGGACCTTCCGGCTTCAGTCTTCTGCCCGCCCATCATGTACCCGTCATCAAGGTGCACGAGCTCAGGCGTGGAGCCAACGAGCTCGCCGTAGCGCATCCCCGTGTATATCATGACGAGCGCCGCACCTGTGTACGGGTCCTGCGTGCGTTCGTAGTCAGCCCACAACAAGTCAACCTCCTCCGGCGTGAACGGCTCCTTGTGAGGCGGCGTCTTCGGCGGTAGCTTCAACACGCCGGAGAAATCACGATCGGCATACCCAGCCACGATTGCATACTGGCTCATCAGACTGAACAAAACTTTCATATCGCGACGAGGATAGTATGTGTCCGGTTGAGCATTGATTAAACCCTGCATGTGCCTCACGCCAATATCAACCCAACGGAGGTTGTACAAGCTGGCGCATCTGGCGTAGACTCCACGCATTATGGACGCACGCTTCGCTGATACAGAAGCGAAATACAACGGGCTCCATTCCTCGTATATTTCCTTGAACGTGACAGGCGAACCGCCAGGCAAGGCCCACGTGACATGGCCAAGCCAAGCTGCGGCGTCTCTTTTACGGACGAAGCCGCGTTTCTTTTTCGTCCGGCGCTCACCGGTAGCGTACGACGTGGCCACAGCCGTGTACGTGCCGTTTTGCTCTCGAATAATTGTGCCCTGTCCGTTACCTCTCTTCGCCATATCGCTTAGCCATCCTCTTTAGAATCAAAATCTCTTCCGACGTGAGGCGGGCTTCGCCATCGTCGTCAAGACCCAGCAAAAAATCAGCGCTCACATCGAACAGGCGACACAACCTCACAAGCATATCAAGCGAAGGCGCAGCGTCCCCATGTTCCCACTTCAAGTAGCGAGTGCGCTCAAGCCCGAGCGCATCCGAGACCTGCTTCATAGTGGCAAACCCAGCATTGAGCCTCGCTCTCTTTAACCTTTCACCTATATCCATACAGGCATTATAGCGTGAATAACGTTCACGTGTCAACCCCCTATTTGTGAGTGATACTCCCGTGACTTTACCCCGCTGGCAGGGTATAATTATGCCAGAGAAGTGAAGTAGATTCAACTTCACGGAAGGAGGTGCAATAATGCTGAAAGACCTACGACTTAACGCTGACTTAACTCAGGTTGACGTGGCGCACGAGCTTCACGTTGACAGAAGCGCGGTTAGCCAATGGGAATGCGGCAAAGCGAGGCCGTCCATCGACCTGCTTATGCCGATGGCGAGGCTCTACCGGGTCTCAATCGAACGGCTGCTTGAAGTCCTGTGTGCAGGTACGGAGGCAAGTGCATGATGACCGTGACAGAACTCGAGGCGATGGAGGCGGCCCTAACCATCAAGGGCGCGATTGCCCTGCTGTCTGTCCTGTCCATCTGCGCCACGGTCCTGCTGGTGCTGGCGCTTAGGCGATACAGCCAGGATCAGGAGCAGGCACATGCCGAACGTATGGCGAGCATCCAGGCTTCAAAGGACATCGGGCAGACGGCCTGGTCAAACACGGACGTGCACAAGAGCGAGATCATCCGTCAGCAAGCGAAGCGCATCGCCGAGCTGGAGGGCTGGAAGGCTCGCACGGTGAAGCGCATGAAGGAGCTGCACATGGCAGACCAGGTATGGGGAAAGGAGCACGCATGACTTACAAATGCAACGACTGTGGCAGCGTGTTCGACGAGCCATATGAGTACGAAGAGCCTGACGTGGGGTACGCCGCCCTATGGTGCCCCGACTGCCACTCCGACGACCTGAGCGAGGTAGCGGAGTGTAAGTTCTGCGGCGAGCTGGAGCTCACCCACGAGCTGACCATCGACGGGTACTGCCGGGCCTGTGTCAGAAAGACCCGGGCACATTTCAACGAGGTACTCCAGCAGCTCTTTGAAGCGGAGGAGCTCACGATCCTCAAGCATGAATTTCAAATAGAACCAATCGAGTGAGAAGGAGGAAAACATAATGGCAAAACTCATCGCAATCATGGGGGAATCCGGCGCTGGCAAGACCACCGCTATGCGGACGCTCCCCTGTGCACAAACCTGCTACATCGACGCAGACCTGAAAGGCCTGAGCTGGCGTGGCTGGAAGCTCCAGTACAACAAGGCATCCAAGAACTACATGGCGGAGAACGACCCGAACAAAGTGCTCCGTGCCCTGTGGGTCATCAATAACGACCGACCCGACATCAAGTACGTGGTCATCGACACCGTCAACGGCATCATGGTTGCCGACGAAATGCGGCGGATGAACGAGAAGGGATACGACAAGTGGGCGGACCTGGCCGCATCCGTTTGGACCATCATCGACGACGCCCTAAAAATGAGGGACGACCTTACCGTTATCTTCCTGTGCCACTCGCAGACCGACCGGGACGACAACGGCTATATGTTCACCCGTATCAAGACGAGCGGGCGGAAGCTGGACAAGATCGTGCTGGAGAGCAAGTTCACCACGGTGTTGCTTGCCAAGGTCATCGACGGTCAGCACGTGTTCGAGGTGCACGCCGACCACAGCACGACCAAGACGCCCCTGGGGGCATTCGAGCCCAGCGAGAAGACCGTTCCCAACGACATCATGGAAATCATCAAGAGACTGGAGGAGTTCTAAACCATGCTGAAACCCAAATCTTTCGACACCGTTGCCGCGTCCCTGGCCTTTGAGCCCCTGGCCCTGGGTGGCCACGTGTGCGTCATCAAGGGCGTGGAAGAAGCCAAGAGCAAGGCCGGGAAGGACATGCTCAAGGTGGCCCTGGACATCGCCGAGGGCGACCCGCAGGCTGGCTACTACGCAGACAAGTTCGCCAACGACGACAGGCCCAACAAGAAGTGGCCGTGCATCAGCTACGTGGTCCTCGAGGACAAGGACGGCAACTGCTCCCGCCAGCTCGCCGGGTTCGTCACGTCCGTGGAGGCAAGCAACCCAGGGTTCGCCTTCCCGTGGGACCAGGTGGCCTACCTCAAGGGCAAGAAAGTCGGCGGCGTGTTCGGGCAGGAGGAGTATAAAAACGACAAGGGCGAAATCAAAAAGGCCACCAAGCTCTCGTGGTTCTGCTCCGCTGACCGGGCGAAGGACGCCAAGGTGCCAAAGCTCAAGGAGTACAAACCGCAGATCACCAGCGGAGCGCAGGTGGCCAGCTTCACCGACATCAGCGCAGACGACATCCCGTTCTAAGAGGAGAGTGTATGGCAGAAGCAAAGAGATACTACTGGCTCAAGTTCCACGACGACTTCTTCGATTCCAAGAGAATCAAGAAGCTGCGCAAGATGGCGGGCGGTGACACCTACGTCATCATCTACCTAAAGATGCAGCTCAAGGCGTTGCGGACGGGCGGTGTTCTCGAGTTCACAGGCATTGAGAAGGAGTTCGCCGAGGAGCTATCCCTCGACATCGACGAGAGCGTGGACGATGTTCGCGTCGTCCTCGCTTTCCTCCTCGCCTATGGCATGTGCGAGTGCTCAGACAATGTGCACTACTACCTGCCCTATGTGACCGAGAACACGGGCAGCGAAACCGCCTCCACTCAGAGGGTGCGAGAATACCGAGAGAGGCAGAAAGCGTTACAATGTAACGCCGATGTAACAGAAGTGAAACGCATCGGTAACGCAGAGAAAGAGATAGAGAAAGAGAAAGAGATAGATACACCTAAAGGTGTAAGTGGTCGCTTCGCTCCACCCACCCTCGAAGAGGTAACTGCCTATTGCAAGGAACGGGGCAACAAGGTTGATCCTCAGCGGTTCGTAGACTTCTACGAGAGCAAGGGCTGGATGATCGGGAAGAACAAGATGAAGAGCTGGCAGGCCGCCGTTCGCACATGGGAACGCGAGAACGGCAGCTCCCCGGCGAAGCGAAACCGTAACACGCTCATGAATTACAAAGAGGGCTCTGTCGTCAGCGACATTGACCTCAACCTGGAGGAGCTATGAACGAGATCAAGAAACGAGCCAAGCTGTCGTGCATCTTCTACGGGGCCCCTTACCACTCCAAGCCGAAGAAAGGCCCCTACTGCACGCTGACCACCTACGAGGAGTGCAATCCGGACGCCTGCCCCTGGTACAAGAGCCAGGAGATGCTGGACGAGTCATACGAGAAGGCCAGGCTTAACTACATGAAGACCCACGGAGGCAAGGACGAATACTACAAGCTGGGCTACGGGCCCAAATTCAGGCGGCTGCCGCAGACGGAGGAATAACGAATGAGCATCACTGACTACATCCCCAAGGGAAGAGACAACGCCATCAGCCGCGCCGATCTGGTGGCCTACACCGGAATGCCTGACCGCTCCGTGCGGAGGCTCATCAGCGCAGCGAGGGCAGCGGGGCACCCCATCGTCGGGAACCCTGACGGCGGCTATTACATGGCCGAGACGGAGGCCGACGTGCGGCTCCTACTGGGCGAGCTGAGGAGCCGGATGAAGAAGCTGGCCGAGTGCTATACCGCAGTGCTAACAAAGGGGCTGGCCTCATGATCCTGCTGGAGGACACCCGGAACCCCATAGGCAAGCACCGGAACATACACGAGTGGGCCGAGCTGGAGGGCGTTGACATCATTAGGACCAAGCTCCTTGTTGGTGACTACACCCTCCCCACGGACCAGGGCTTGTGCGTGGACACGAAGTACGGCCTCCAAGAGGTCTACTCAAACCTGGTCCAACAGCACGAGCGGTTCCGTGCCGAGTGCGACCTGGCCAATGAGGCGGGCATCCGCCTGGTGATCCTGGTGGAGGAGCCGTGGATCGGGGGCCTGGAGGCCGTGGCCGGCTGGAAGAACCCAAGGCGGGAACGCTGGTTCCGGGTGCACGCCGCCCACAAGGCGGGCAAGCTCCTGAAGCTATCGATCCCGAAGGCGCCGCCCATCCCATCTGACCGGCTCGCGCAGATGATGGGGGCCATGACGGAGCGGCACGGGGTCGAATGGGTGTTCTGTGACCCGGCTGAAACGGGGCGAACGCTGTGGGGGCTGCTGAACCCATGATTTATCAGATTAAACGGGCCTATTTTTGACGGAGGAAAAAGATGCTGGTAACTGGATGGAAAAAGGCTTTGACCGATTCTGGGCGCTCTCAGAGGTCCCTGGCGCAAGCGCTCAATGTGAACTTTGTAGAGGTGAACATGGTGGTGCAGGGGCGTGCGTGGCTGTCACCGCAGAAATTTGAGCAGGCGTGTGCGCTGCTGGACGTGCGGCCGTCTGCCCTGTACCAGGCGGACGCGCTGGCGCTCCTGTACGGGATCGGCGACGGTGCGCCCAAGAAGCCCGCGAAGCCAAAGGCCGTACAGGTACGCCTTGACCCGGACGTGCGGGATCGGGTGGACATGGTGGCCGAGGACGAGCACATGACCAGGGCCCAGGCGGCGAACGCGATCATCAGGAGAGCTTTTGAGACAAGGAGGATTGAGGCATGAAAGACAAAGTGGAAAGCAGGGGAGAAATCGAGAACATGCGGACGGACGCGCTCATCGCCATCGACGCCCTCAAGGCCATCGTGGCCGAGTGTGATAGCCAGTACGTGAGCCGCCGCTACCTCAAGGAGAAGGTCAACAAGGTCATATCGGCCGTCGGGTATATCTCGGCCGTCGCGTTGGAGGAGGATTGAAGCATGAGCGTGATTGAAAGAGCCGAGCAGCGGCTTGCAGAGGAGGAGCGCCAGCACGAACTGGGGGCTGATAACCGGTACGACCTCCACTACTGGGCAGCGTACCTTGACGGGGCGCGGGCGCAGCTCCGGGAGACCAAGAGCGAGCGGATCGAAGCATTCTACGCCGCCTGCCTGGACGGACGGGACGAAGCGAGGGCGAAGATGGATGGCCCAATCATTACTCCGTGCCGTGGCTGTTCAGACTATGACGGCTATGGGGGGTGCAGGTCTGAAGGTGGTTGTTCAATGGCGAAGATGGAGGTGCAGGAATGAGAATCATGAGTGAAAGACGGTTCCAAGAAGAACTGGCAAAGGCGAAAGAAGAAATCTACCAGCGGGAGCAATCCGAAAGGAGAATGATGGAGATTCATGAGCGGATTGACGCAATACAGCGTGACCTTTTCGATTTGCGGTGCAAGGTTGCGGGGCCAGTCAAGGAGCCAGCAGGGACAACGGAGGTGCGAGAATGAGCGAATCGCTAAAGGGGCCGTGGAACCTATATGTTGAACAGCAGACAACGATAACGAAGGAAACAAATTATTTATGCAGAAGCACCGGGAAGCCTTGCGTAAACGCAACAGACCTTGGGTACTGCAAATTGACAGCATGTTCGAATAGCGCAGTATGGAACAAGAGGGCCGAAACATGAGCGAGTGCGTGGTGCGGATGGAGATGCCGAAGTGTTGTGAGGATTGTGCCGCCGAATATGATTGCATGGCGTGTGGGATTACAGGAACACCATGGTATGAAAGCGAAGAGTTTAATCCATCAAATGGACGCTTACCAGATTGTCCCATCATCTGCCAACTCCCGGAGGGGCATGGTGGGTTGGTGGATGCTGATAAGCTGATGGGTGAAATGAAGAACCGCAAGTGGATGATTGGTAGAGCGTCAGACCCGGATTGCCTTGTGCTTGACGCCCCCACCATCGTCCCGGCAGAAAGGAGCGACCATGAGGCTGATTGACGCTAATGCGCTGAAGAAAGAAATCAGAGAAAACGACCCATTCGGTGGAATGAATTATGAGTGGTATATAGACCACGCCCCCACTATCGCCTCCGCCCCGTGCTGGCATAAGGTTGATGAGCCGCCGAAAAAGAACGGACGGTATCTTGTAACATGGGAAGGAGTGGTAACAACCGATGAATACAAGAACGGCGTTTGGCTTTATGCGAGTATGTTTAACCAGCGTGTCACTTACTGGATGCCCATACCAGAGCCGCCGAAGGAGGACGCATGAGCCTTGACAAAGCGATAGAACATGGAAAGGAAAAGCGCAAACCATACAGAGGCTCAAAGGCCGTTGACGCAACGTGCAGGAATCACGGGACTTGCAAATGGTGTGAGCAAAACAGAACGCACGGAAACAAGCGGAGAGAGCCGCCGAAGGAGGACGCATGAAAGTAATTTGGAACGGAATGGACCTTGTTGTTCTCGTAGGTGGTGCGGCCCTTCTCGTTATATTCGGCGTCATTCTGGCTGTTGCGGAAATAGTATATCGGATAAAGGACAGGAAGAAAAGAGAGCCGAAGGAGGACGCAGATGGCAACACGTAAGCAGTTCGCAGACGCCTGGCAGGGTATGGACACGGTGCTCTGTTCGCTGGATGGGACGGGCCCGGAGCTCACGGACAAGGCCATGAAGAAAGCGATGGCCCGGGCGCTGTGGTTGGTACTGGATTGGATCGTGCGCCGGATCGACGCAGAAGGGAGAAACGATAATGGACTATGATATGATTCTGAAGCTCCTCGCCTGTGCTGGTGAGGCCACGCTCGGCTATGCGCTCATGCAGGTGGGGCTGCTGGAGAAGGTGCAGGATGACATCGGGCTGCCGGTGCCGTCGATCAGGAGCGACCCCGCGCACGTGGCCGTGGTGACGCTGGGCGACTTCCCGCAGCGGCTTGTCTACGATGACGACTTCGGCTGGCTTTGGTACAACGCCGACGGGCCCGAGGACGAAGCCCATGACGCAGCATGAGCGCAGGCGTGCGGCCATGAGCCATGCGTTCCGCTACCAGGAGTACAAGGCGGCCGTCAACGCATATGTTGACTGGGCCATGTCAATGGGAGGGAAACAGGAGATCGGCGGCACGCCCGTTAGCTCCGGTCATCGCTCCGATCCGACAGCTCGCGCAGCGATCCGGCTCGTGGATATGCCAGAGCCAATCCGCACAAAAGCACTGTGGGTGCGAGCGGTGAACGATGCGTGGCGAGAGTGCAGAGATGATGATGAGCAGCTTGCGTATCTGTTCGAGCGAAACTTCCGGCTAACCGGGGAGATACTCGGGCCCGAGCACAACACGGCTGTGCGCAACGCCATCGTCGAGGAGCTGAACATTTCCACCCCGACGTTTTATAATTGGCTCGAAACCGTAGCTGACATCCTGGTATACCACGCCGCGAAGCGAAAGCTACTGTAACAAAAAAGACCGGGGCCGCAAAGCCCCGGCTTTTTTTGTTTTGGCCGTTTTCACTTGTTGTCGTAAGCACCCAGCTTCTCTTTCCACTGACTGCTCACCTGCTTATATGCTGCGTCTATTGCTTTCTTGAGCATGGCCGCTTTCTGCTCGTCGCTTGCGTTCTTGTACGAAGCGCCCGCCATCGTGTCTTTGAGTGCGGCGTATGCTGCCTGCCCGCGCTCCTGGCTGTACTGCGTGTACTGCCTGGCGTTCATTGTGTACTTCTGCTTGTTGACGGTGAAGTACTTATTCCCGTCGCTCGGCAGGAAGTCGGTCACGCCTGTGCTTTCGACTACACGGATCAGCTCACGGTCCACGCTGTCGCGGTTCGTGACCTTCACTTGCGTGGGCAGGATGAACTTGTTGGCGAAGTCCAACGCCCACTCGCCGAAGCTGTCCTTTTGCGTCGTCCGGCCCCATACGTCCACGTCCGGCTGAAGCGTTGCTTCGAGGCCAGGCACCTTCTTGGCCAGGCTTCGCACGTAATAGTCCATGTTCCCGCCGATGGGCGACGTTGCGTCGCTCTTGGTCGTTCTCTGCGTCGGGTCAATGAACTGAGCGACTTTGCCGCCGAGCGTCGGGAGGTATTGGCTTCCGTAGTTCTGCGCAGCTGTCATAAGCGTGGAGCCGAGCGCACCGCCGATTCCGTTCGCGTTGTAGTTCTTGAGCGCACTGTTCAGAGAGCTCATGAACGACATTTCCATGAACGGGTTGAGCGTACCGGCGATGGTGTCCGTGATGGTGCTCAGGTCGAGACTGTCACCGCCCTGCTCAATCATCTCGTTGAGGGCGACGCCCATGAACAGCGGGATGGTCGCCGGGGCTATCGAGCTCATGTTGATGCTCTTGTCGCCGAACTTCATCGCGTAGGTCTGGTCGCCGGTGTCTTCGAGGAAGGTCTCGAGCTTCTTGTCTTTCTCGCCGCCAGCGCGGATTACTCCGAGCTTCGCAAGCATGACGCCCAGAGCCATGAGTGCGGAGCCCGTGATGCCGCTGGACAGGGTGTCGATGGCTTGTGCCGTCGTGACCTTGCCCTTCTTCACACCGTTCGTGAGCTGGGCGATGCCCTTGATGATTCCGGCCGGGCTGTAATCGACGCCCCTACGTGCGATGTTGATGGGTGTTTTCTTGAAAGGCATGACCCCCTCGACCAACAACCTCGACACCACGTTCTCTTTCGAGAGCTTGTTGAGCATCGTGGCCAGGGAGCTCGCATCACGGAACGTCTGCTTCCATGCCTGCTGGCTCGCCCAGTCGATAGCCGCGTTCTGCTGCGCTTTCGTCATCTCAACGAATTTGCCCTTTGCGTTGATCTTCCCAGCCACGCCCTTTTCGTTCAGCGTGTACCCCTGCGCTTTCATGTGCTGCATGAGAGCGTTCTTGTAGGCGGGCCTGATGAACGCAACGTCTTCGCCCTCCAGGGCGTTGAAGTTGAACTTGGCTATCGCGTCCAGCCACTTCGTGTCGAAGCTTCGCGTGTTCTGTTTGACGAAAGTCTCGAATCCGAGCTTCCCGCCACCGCTGAGATTGCGAGCCTGCTCCTCGTAGGACTGTTGCGCCCAGTTGCCCCAGGTGTTCTTGTCCGCCTGCGAGAGGATGGCGTGTGCACGGTCGGCCTGGTCTACGTTCAGCACGTTCTCAATGCCGGTGGCCACGGCGTCCTTCGCGGCGTTCAGCCCCTTCATCAAGAGGTTGCCCGTGATGTTGCGGATGTGCGTGGTCGGGTTAGCCAGCATCGAGAAATACCTCCAGCTTGACAGCCGGTCGTCCCACGTAAGCGGGAGCTGCCGTGCGATGTCTTTCGCCACGGCCTCCTCTGCCGCTGCCATCTGGTCCACGGTCGTCGCTTTTGCGAGCTCGGCCATGAGCGCCGGGTCAGCGGAGATTCGGTTCATCTTCCCGGCGGCGATGCGGTCAGCGTACTTGGCGTTCATGCGGTCGATGACCTTCTGCATGTACCATGCGGAGCCTACGCCCTTCAGCTCTTTGAGCACATTGAATATCTGTGCGCTCTGTCCGGCTTCGGTTGCAGCGAGCTGAAGGTCAGCCGCGATGTCGAGCACGCTGGCGATGTCGCCGCGTGCCGAGGCGTCGCTCAAGAGCTGAATGCCGAGGGCGTTGGTCTTCACTCCGAACTTGCCCTGCATGACCATGTCGTGAAACTCCTGCTGGGCTTGGAGGGGCTGACGCTCCGCGATGTACGCCCGCGCTTCTTCCATGCGCTCGGATTGGCTCGTGGGTATGTACGTCCCATAGTCCTGCTCAACCACCGTCCGCAAGACGTTCTGCGCCTGGTCGTCCGTGAGCTTTCCACTCTCGATGAGGCTCCGAATCCACTGGCTCACCCGGTTCATGTCGTTGGTCTGCCGAGGCACCTGCACGTCACGAGCACGGGGCTCGCGGCCGGGCTCGATTGCGCCGTATCTTCTGAGCAAGTCCTCGACAGATTCGCTTGAAGCAGAGTATCGCATGTCGTTTCGCAGGTCATTGAACATCTCGCTTAGCGGGATAATCTCGCCATTACGTTTGAGCTCAATAGGCGATGCGGATTTGATGAGCGCAGGGTTATGACCCATGTACACATCCGTAATCGTGTTGCGGCCAAGGGAGTCACTTGCGTCACTGATGTTCTTTATCAGTGTGGCGTCATAGCCTTGACCATAATCTGCACGACCGATTTCGTCCGTCGTAGACCTGTTCCAATCCGGCACAGTTTCTACAAACGCAGGCGTATCACCATCGGAATCGTACAGGTTGTACACCATCATGCCTTTTGTGTACATGTCATCGGAAGAAGCGTCGAGTGGCTTTGCGTTGTATGTTGCAAACTTCCACAAATCTTCTCCTTTACCGTACCATTCATCGAACGCTCGCTGGACGTCGATCTGTTTCAGGTGCGTCAGTGCTTCAGGCCCATATCCGTCAAACTGCTTGTCGTGCAACACTTCGCCTGTTTCCTGGTCAACGACGAGCATGAGAGTGCCGCCATTACGAGCAAGAAACTCGACATCAACAGGCTGCGCGTTTTCGTCATGCGAAGTCGGAACTTCGTCCCAGTACGCGGAAGAGCCTTCGTACGTGTTCATGTCGCCAGGCATAACGTAGTCAATCTGCACGCCGCCAGCCAAGTTGCCGCCAATAAACCATGACCTGGGAAGGTTCAACCTGTCTTCAAGGTCGTGTAGCATCGCGATTGCGTCCGTAGTTGTCCCGCGCCCGTTTGAAACGGGGTACGTCCTTGCAAGCACCTCGCCGGTGTCTTTGTCGTACACGCGATACACAGGTCGCATCGGATACTCCTCGAGCTCTGATGCTTGCTCCGGCGTTAGTTCGCTGTCGGCAAACATCAGAACCGGATCGTCCGGCTCTATCAAGTTGTCCTCTAAGACGTACGACAAGTCAAGGCCGAGCTTGGTACCATTGCCTACTCTGTGTAGCCGGTCAGACATTAACGCCATGTCATCGGCCAGCACTTTTTCAATAAGGTCAAACTCGTTTGGCGCTACGCGGAACGTACGAACATCACGACCGACCGCATGATTATTCGCATACGTCTGTGCTGTATTGACATCTGTTGAGCCGAAGTAGTTTGGAGCCCCGCCAAAGTCACGGCCATAGTTGATGCTATCATACGCATAGCCGCGCTGCTCGCCGTGAGCAATCGTCATGGAGTTAATCCGCTCTGCGACAGCTCGCTTCATCTCGGCGGCCTTTTCGTAATCGCCATTGATAACCGCCTGCATGTACTCTTCGTCGTCTGCCGCGGTCACACCAGTGTCCGGGTTGTCTCGGCCAACGAACTCGCCGTCAACCACCATGTAATGCGGAGGCCTTGGCGTCCAGTTTCTGCGCGAGTATTCGTCACCGGTTCTTGTCAGCTTTTCACCAACGTCGTTGTCGTTCCTTGGGCGATATGCCTCAGTAACTCCAGTGTCAGCTGGAGCGTGCACGCGCTCTCTGGAGAACTCGCCACTCCCGGACGTGCCGTAGACCGCATCGGCGAGTGTACCCCACGGATCGTACACGTCGTCGTCTGTGGGGTCCCAGTCTGCGTACGGGTCTTCCTCGTCCTGCGACTCTTCGCCGAGCCAATCGAGAGACTCGTCTTCGCCAGCGTACGCGGCGTCCTTGATGGTTCTGTCGTACAGCCCGTATCCTTCTGTCGCCAGCTTTGCGTCGCCCTCGTCGAGGATGGTGAACTCTTTTGTCCCGTCAGGCATATCGCGGCGCAAGGCCACACGGTCGCCTGCAATATCCGCTCCTTGGCGGTTGCGGATTTCCTGGATGGCCGCATCCTCACTCCCGAATCTTTTGGCAAGACCGGCCAGTGTTTCCGGCCCAACGATACGATTCGCATTCAAGTAATAGCCAGTGTCGTTTTCGCCACTTGGCTTGGTCGTGAAGGTCGACTCTGTTCCGGGCACCTTGTACATAACACGAGGAGACCCGTCACTGTTTACGAACTTGGAGATCGACCCAGGATAACGCTCCGTGACCTCGCCCGTATTAGGGTTGCGCTTCTGGCCGAACCACCTGTCAAACTGGCGTGTACCTGTTCTATCAACAAACCACCCCTTGACAGGAGAGCCTTCTTCGTCTAAAGTATGGTTGAGGCCATCCTTGACCTTGTAGCCCCCGGGGAATTGGACCCCGGCACGCGCAAGAAAGTCGGAGGCCTTTTTTCTGTCGAAATAAAACACGGCAGTTTGGCCCATTTTTTCTTTCTTGAGCGCGGTTTCCAATAGGCTTGCAGGTTTCGCGTAGAACGACGTGACGTGAAGAGAGTCAACGTCTTCTCCGTTCACACGAGCACGCCCGTCAAGTGCAACGGCAGCCATACGCAAGTCATAACGAGGCCTACCATTTCTGTCAAGAACCGGCTCCGTCACTACATTCCCGTCCTTGTCCCTTACGATGTTTCCGTTCCTATCGTGCTTCGCTTTTTCGTACATATATTTCAGCTCGGTAAAGACAACAACGGAGTTGTTCTCTTTGCCTTTGCTGTCCGAAGCAATAACGGCAACTGGATGCTTCAACGCTTCCGGGAGTTGTTCAAGGAGCTTCGCGTTTGCTTTGTGCGCCGGATCTGCGTTTGCCTTAATCGCGTCTGAAAGGTGCCCTGTCGAATAAGTGATCGGTACGTTTGAAAAGCCAAGAGACTCAAGCGCATCGGAATCTTGCGTGTTGCCGACAAGCAAAGCCTGGTGCGGCGGGAACTTCCCGCTCTCGTAGTCTCTTACTTGCTCACCAAATGACTTAGTGAAGTCGTACTGGCCAGGCTCGTACCCCTGCTCTGACGCTGCTGAGTACGCTTTGTCAGAGTTCTCTGTTGACGACTTGCTCCTGGTCTCCCTATACGCTTTTGCGTACATTCGCTCGATGTCCAGAATATCGCGGGCCCAGGACTCCTTGGATCGGCGCAGCTTCGCACGGTCAATCTTGTACCGAAGCCACGAGAGGATTTGCTGGCCTACGCTTCCGTTCGTCTGGAACAGGGACTTGACCGCATCCTCACTGTCGAACAGATACTCCATAGCGAAGTTGGCAACGAGCTCCTCTTCGGCCTGCTCACGAGTTAGCGTGCCGAGCCCTTGCTCAGACCTGCTCTGAATCATTCCGTCAATGACGGCGTTGTACGTGCTGTCGTTGCCATTGATGTACGGGCTGTTTTTCAGCATTGACACAACGGCGTCGTGGAATTTCTTGTAGGCGGCCGTGCCTTGCTCGCCCATATAATGCACGAGCTCGTGCTCAAGCACCCACATGGCCGGGTTGTTCTGGAGCTTCTGGATGTCGTTAGCAGAGAGTTTCGCTTTATTGATTACGATGTTCCCGTTGCTCTTCGTAATGCTGCCCTGCCAGTTTGCGTTTGGCTCGTCAACGAACGTGATGCCGCCCTTGTACTTAAGGGCCTTGGCGACGTCCACAACCTTCTGTGCGTCTGCATCCGTGAACGGACGGGCTTCCACCCCCTGCGCCTTTAGCTTGCTCTTCTTGCTAAACCACGGAATGTTATCAGGATCAACAGTGCTCTCGCCAGCAGGGGCGTTCTGATCTTCGCCCTTCGGCTCATACTTCGCCCCGTTCTGATATGCCTGGGCGATGTTTTGCAGAAATTCCTCATTCATGCTGGAGAGAAGGCCCTCATTTTGCAGATACAATCCAACAAAATGTTCTTGAACCTTCTTCCTGTTGTTCTCTATGAGCCTTTGCTTCTGCTTTACGTTTCCGTTGTAGTCGGCCTCGGCCTTTGAAATGGCCGCATCGTATTCCGCCTTGGCGTTGTCCAGCGCGTTTTGTTTGGCCGCCCGCGTCTGCGTCTGTATCTGTTCGACCCAGGTCGTCGGGTCCGTGTTCCAGATGGTGTCGAAGTCGATGTTTACGCCGAGCTTCTTGCACTTCTTGACGAACTCACTCAGCTTGCCAGAGTCGTTTACGTTAGCCGCAACGGCACTGGAAATGGTAGCATTGATCTCGTTCACCTTGGTGTCGTACTCTGCCTTGGCTTCGGCTTTTGTCTTATCGAGCAGCTCGCCGGCATTGAAGATGGCCGTGTAGTCGTCGGAAATCTGATCGATAATGTTGCCGTAATTCTCCTTCGACATGACTTCCGCTCCGCCGTCTCGGTACGCAGCCATCGCGGACTCGGGGAGACTTTGAGCAATCCCCTGCCCGGCAAGAATGTCAGGAAGTTCCGCCTGGAGCTGAGGGTTGTTCTTCATGGCGTTCGTCAGCTTCACACCGTCGGCGACCCACGATCCGCCGGCCGCTATGCCACCGCCTAATGCGCCGGTGATGAATCCCATCATCGCCTGCTTGAGCCAGTCCTCGGTGCTCCACTCGGTGCCCTTGCCCCAGGTGTCAGAGTGCCGCATCTTCAGGAACGTCTCGAGTACATACCCGATGCTTTCCTCCGTGAACTCTCCGAGGCCGCTCACGGCTGCGCTGGAAATCCACGACTTGCCGATGATGCCGAGGCGCTCAAGGTAGGTGTGCTTACCTGTTGTGAGAAGCTCCGCAAAGTTCTTCTGGCCGAGTGCCTTGCCCCACAGTTGGTCAAACTCTAAGCCTTCCATAGCGCCTTCGGAGAGACCGGTGATGAGGCCGAACCAGGTTGCTTCGGAGTTGCTCGCACCGAGGGCCTTGACCTCGCTGTAATTGTTCGCGAACGCGCTCACCATGAACGGTGAGGACTTCACCATGCTCATGAACATGTTGGAAACGCCGCGCACAACCTTCGAGTTGCTTGCCGCGCCAGACATCACAGCTGCGCCAACAGCGGTCTTAGCAAACGAGGCGCCGATTGCTCCACCGATGCTGCCGTAGTAGTGCATCCGGGCGAGCTCCTGCGCGACGTCTGCGGCGACGCTCGCGACGTCCGCCCCGTTCACGTTATCCGTGACGGCACCGAGTTGCCCAATTCGTTGCTGAAACGCCATGAGGTCCTGCGTGGTTTCCCACATATCCGGCCTGCCGCTGATCCCAGCTTCGATTGCGTCAAGGACTTTCACCGGTGTGCTGATAATCTCGGAGGCAAGCCCGGGGAGCACCGCCCGGAACTGCTGCTCAAGCGCTTGTCCGAACGTGCGGTAGACAGTCGGGTCAAACTTCCACCAGCCCTTCTCGTACATGGCCGACTTCTGTTCAGGGGTTACAGCATCCCACATGCTTTCTGCCGCGTCTCGCTGTTGTTCCGGCGTCATCTCCTCCCAGAGAAGCCTGTCCTCTTCCCGCGAATTGTTCCAAAGCCCAGGAGCTGTGTTCTCGATGAAATGCGCCTTATGCCACTCCTCGGGCATATACGCGTCCATCTCTTCCTGAAAGCCTTTTGCTGCAAGGAGGTTGTAAGCGTCTGCCTCGGTCATATTTCCAGCGTTCACCTGCTGGAGTGCATATTCGAGATACAGCGAGAAATCTTCCGACTTAAGCTGTCTGCTGTACGTGGACGAGCCTGCTTCGGCCCAGTCATTGTTTGCGCCACCCTCACCGGCCGTCATAGAGGCGAAGTTGTCGCCGCCGAGGTAGTAGTTGAGCTTGCGCTTGTCAGCGTCGCTCCACCCTGCCGTTATGTCGCCAGCCCAGCCAGACAGGTCATCGCCGAGAAACCCGAGGTCAGTAAGCGCAAGACGCAGGGCAGTTGGATTGGTCGAGCCATTGTTGCTGATGGAGTCAATGACAGAGAGAACCGCATCAACGTCGAGCTGTTTGCCGAGCTCGTCATCCTCGTCGATGAGCTGCGCGATAGTAGACTTGATTGTGTTCGCCGTATCGTCGATCGTGTCCTCGTCGTTGGCGTAGGAGTCTTTCTTGGACTTCACGTAACTGTCAGCCTTTGCTCCCTCTTGCGCAACCCACCTGCCAGGGCTCATGGCTTCTTTCTCGCCGCCAACATACCTTATAGCGTCATGGATGCTCTTGAAACCGAGAGCCCTGAGAGCTTCGTCCGCTTTATTTATGGGCTCACGAGAGGCCTCTGACGGAGCGCCGTAGCCGGCCGTGTCCTCGTATGCGGCCATCGCCGAATTGTACACGGTGATGGCGTCCTTTACAGCCTGGACGAACTGGTCGCTCTTTTCTGCCTTGAGAGACTCAACCAGGGCTTCTTGGCTGTCGAACCCGAGGGCCTTGACCCGCTCGGATGCGTAGTTAAGAGCGTCATTGTCTCCTGTTACAAGAGCCTGGCCGTACAGCTGTGCTGCATTGACCCGGTCTTTCTCGGCCTGCACGTCGCGTTGCTCAGCTGTCAACGGCTTCGAGGTGTCAGGAATAGGGGCGTCGGAATCGTTGACACTGCTCCATACGCCGCCGTATGTTTTTGTCCACCCGTTTACGACGTCGTACCACCCGTTCGTGCCGCTGGCTTCGGACTTCATCGTCTCGTAAACCTTGTACGCTTCAGTGTCCGGGACGCCGTTCTTCTCCATATCGAGGAACATCTGCTCTGGAGTTGAATCAGGATAGTCGGCCTTGTACTTATCAGCGAACGCCTTGGCGTCTGCGGCGGATTTCCCGACAGTGTAATATGCCTTGGTTGCCTCGGCGTCCTTCTCACGCTGTAACACGTCCAAAGCGTCGCGGACGGTTTGACCGCTGGTGGTCTTCTGGTTCGCAATATAGCGCTCATAGTAGTCGTTGTACTTCGACTTGTAGTCGTCGTAAGAGAACGCATTGTACGAGTCGTAGTCGTCTGCGCTTGCTTGGTCTTTGCTCGTGGCAAGAATGCCCGCACCTCTATCATAGGCGTAGTCGCCGGTTGGCGTGGCGCTTGAAGGCTTCGGGCTGTTCTTGAACTTGTCCATGATGCTACCATAGACGTAGTTCCCATTTTCGTCCTGACGTTCCAGTTCGTCATAGAAAGCGGCGGCGTAAAGGTCCCTGCCGGTACCGTTTTCATACTCCGTGTCGTCGTCGTTGATGCCCTGGAGCTTCAGGTTCGTCTGTCGCATCGCTACGTTTCTGTAGAGAGCGTCGATCCCCTGATAACTGTTGTAGCGGTTAGCGTAGTTTCCGAACTCTGAGATGGGCGGCAGCCCACGCGCCCGGAGGTTATCGTCAATCTCGGTGTCGGTGTACTTCTCCTCCCACTTCAACGGCATGAGCCCGAGCGCCTTGCGTCGCTGGTCCTCGACCGTGTTCTCGTAGGCGTTCTTCATGTCCTGCTGGTAAAAGCCCTTTGTCTTCGTCCAGTAGTCATTTGGTAGATTCATCCCGGAAAAGACCTGGTCCATGCCGCCGGTGTGCCACCTGTTGTAATCCTCCAGGTACTTGTCCAGGTTCTTTTCGGAGGGTAGACCGAGATTGCGGAGCTCGTTGTCGAGAGCGCTTTTCTGGTTATAGGACGAGTACACTTTTGCGTTCATCTGACCGGCAGCCTTGGCACGCTGATCCGCTTCGTCATAGCCGTACGTGTCCGCCCAGTCGTTCCGGTAGCGGTTCCTGATCCAGTCGAACTGATTCCGGTCGAGGGTATACTGCTTCCCGGAGCTCGTTGTGAGGGTGGCCGTTGCGAAGTTGTTTTCGTTCGCCTGCGCGTTCTGGTTGACGAGCTGAACGAGCGAAGAAGAGGCGGCAGCCTGCCGCGCCGCCGTCTCCTCTTGCTTCTTCTTGTTGAACTGATTGATAGAGTTTGTCAAGCCGTTCGCCATGATCTGCTCCTTACGGATTGAATTTCAGGAAGTTGTTATTCTTCGAGCCGCCCTTGCGCACGGCGGTCGTGTTGTCGGACGCCTTCGTGTAGCCGAGGCTTGCAAGAGCCTTGTCCTTCGCCGCCTTCTTGTCAGCAACGGAGAGCTGGTACGTGATGGGGGACACAGGCTGAGTGTTGCTACCGGCTCCACCGCCGCCGCCAGCGGCAGGATCGGTGAGCTCGCCGAGCTGCCCGGCTCGCGCCCAGGCAAGCTGCTGGAGCGTGGCCCACAGGTCGGCATTCTGCACCTGCGTGTTGTAGTCCATCTGGGCGTTGAACTGGTCGGCGTCAAGCTGCCATTCGAGACCCATCTGCGCCAGCGCGTCACGGTACGCCCGCTCGGCGATGGCCGCGTTGTAGGCGGCCTCGGAGTTGTAGCGGTCGATGTCGGAGTTTCTTAGAGCGATGTCGTACTCCCGCTCCCAGTTCGCCTGATTCGCCGCGTTGATGGCGTTGGCGTTGTACTGATCGAGCGCCGCCTGCTGGGCGATGTTGAACTGGTCGGCCGCCATCTGCGCGTTAGCGTTCTGTAGCGCGGCGTCGTAGGCATACTGGGCGTTGAGCCTGGCCGCATCCCACTGATAGTCCGCGATGTTCTTGTTGTAGTTCTGCAATAGGTTCGCGTAGTTCAGGTCAGCCTGGAGCTGGTTCGCGGAGTTCTGCGTGTCCGCCTGGAGCCTGCGATTGAGCTGGTTCTGAAATGCATTGAACGTCTGCTGGCCCAGGTTGCCCAGGTACTCGTTCTCCATGTTCGCGATGTCCGAGGCCTCGGCTGCCGCCATGCGGTTCTTCGCGTCAGACAGCCACGTGGAGCTCACCATACCTCGGCTGGCAGCGTCCACGTCCGCCGCCGCACGATCCGTTCCGGTCTGCTTCTGCCGCGCACGGATGGCGTTGTCCGTGTACGGCCGGAGGTACGCCGCGATCTGCTTGGCGATGTCCTCATAGCTCTGGTCGGCCACCTGAATGCGCTCGGCCATCACCCGCTCGGGGGCGGCGTAGGTCGGTGCGTTGAGACCGGTCGGGGCGCTGATACGCTGTGCCTGGAGCTGGCCGGGGCTCTGGAGCGTGTACGGGTTGTACGTGCCCGGGTTCTGGATAGCCTGGAGCGCCTGGGGCGCATCAACGGCCTGGTACTGAATCTGCTGAGGGGCAGTGACCATCCGCGCCGAGATGGTCGGTGCCGAGCCGCCGAGCTGCTTCTGAATCTGGTTGTAGTAGTTAATTACTTGGCTCTGCGTCTGGTTGGCGCCATTGAGCGTGAGGTCGTTGGCCATAGTCGGTCCCTCCGGTTCTTTTATTTGTCTGCGTGCATCCGCTCAATGAGCGCCTCGCCCGCGCCTCGGATCAGAGCGTTCACGTCCACGGCAGCGGCCTCCAGCACGTTCATGGCGCTCAGGCTCATCTTCTCTTTCGTCTTCGCCAGGAGCGTCAGGCCGAGGGACGCGATCTCCTCATCGGAGAGCTTGCCGTCTGCGGCGGCGGCCTTCATGCCCTCAACCACGGTCTGCTGGAGCTCCAGGACCGTCTGCTGCGCGGCCAGGATCAGCTCGTCCTTAGCCTTGTTAATGTTGGTGAGTTCAACACGCTTCCCGATCTTCGCGGTCAGCCATGCGCCCAGCACACCGATGGCCGTGATGAGCAGGGTGCCGATAACCTCGGCGATGGTTTTTATGATGATGTCAGTCATTTCGTTTCTCCCTTCGACTTAGCGTACAGGTCTTGTAGTTCCTGCCGGAGCACGTCCAGGTCTCCGTTCCCGCCCAGCAGGTCGTGATATATGTGGTGGCCCCGGTTCCAATTTTTGAGCTCGTCGTAGTTGATCGAATCCCTCGCCAGGTATGTGAGGGCGACGTGCTCCAGCCTGTCCTGCATGAGCCAGCGGATGCCCTGGCTCTCCCCCGTCTCTTTCCGGTTCTTCTCCGCCCGGTGGTTGATGATGGCCGTTACGATGGCCGTTGACGCGCCGCTCCCGATGAGGGCGCAGATGATTGGTACGATGATTTCCACTTGTTCTTTCTCTCCTCTCTAATACCGCGTGATTTATCAGATTAAACGGGCCAAATTCCCGTGATTGCCGCAGACCCCTATACCAACCTTGTGTAGCGTGGAAGGCCCGTAATAAAGGCCTCTGAGCACTTCGCCAGAATGCGGTGCCAGCCGGAGGGCGCAGGGCCCAGGTACGGGAAGGTGTCGCCCCGGTGAGCGATGAACAACTTCTTGCTCTTGGTGTTGTCCCCGGCCCGGACCCAGACAGACTTGCCCAAAACTTCAATGAGCCGGTCAACCGGCTCAGGATCAGGTTCCTCTATCTCTTTCTTGAACACGGCCGGGATGCCCCAGGCGTGCCAGTCCTTGGCGTTGAATTTAGTCCTGACCACCCCGTACTTGCGGCCCTTGGCCTCGATGAGATACTGATCGTCGATCATGTAGCCGATATGGCTGGCCCGCTTCCCGTCCAGGCGGAAGACCCACCAGCCCCGCTTGGGTGGCTCCTGCTTGAGCTCACAGCGGCCCATCATCGTGTTGGCGTTCACGTCGCTCCGATACAGGCGCTTTAGATTGTGCAGCCAGTAGCACCCCAGCCCGGAGCAGTCGTAGGCGTAGAGGACCTTCGCCCCGGCCTCGAATTTCCTCCGGCAAAACTCAATGGCCGCGTCCACGTAGCTCTGGCCGTCGGAGTACCCGCCTTTGGTCTCTTTCTTGCGGATGATCCGCTCGTAGTCCTCCGGCGTCAGCTTCGTGTGCTGCCCGCCCCAGAGGTACGGCTCACCGATCTGTGACTTCAGATATTCGATAAAGTCGGAGAGCTGGCTCATTCCTCCACCTCGATAAATAGGGTTTGCATTGTTTTACCTCCTTATAGAAAAGCGTTGATTGCGATGATATATAGTCCTGATATGCCACTCGACAAAAACGATAGGACATTGGCCGATGATAGTTCAACTCGTATGTACGAAACGGTTGTACCAGCGGCAACAGGCAGATATATAGCACCAGTCATAGGAATTATGACAACAGCCCCACGGGTCTGCGCTGGGTTGCTTGACGATGTATTAACAATCAGTTCCAGCGATTTGTATTTTGTGGCGTTCGGGATAGAAACGGATCCACCCGCCTGTATGCCGGCCGTGATGGTTGTTGTCATGGTGGCGCCGAACGTGTACTCCGTCAAAACCGTTTCCCCGCTGGGGGAATCGGCTACGCTTTGGAGTTGTTCGGCTACCGTTGACTGGTTCTCTTGCCCCTTGCCTGACACATCGAAATACACAAGCACCTGATTGGATGAGGATGCCGTGTAGTGTATATCGAAGTACATAAACCCGCCGCCGTATGTACAACGTATCTTGTCAACCAACAGCGTGTTGCTATCGCTCGTTTCATTCAAAAATGCGCTCTTGCCGCCGCCAACAACGTAGAACGATATCCTATGCGCTTCGGCTGGGCTTGAACCATACGGACGGCCTATAGAGAAGTCAATAATCGTGCCTGAGATATCGGCTGTTTTGCATACCCGATACCACCCAGCCGATGACAGCGTGGCATAGCACCGCCGGGGGGTGATGTCGACTACGCCCTTAAAATGCGCGTCCCATGCGCTCCAGAAGCCGGGGCCTTCGGGCACGTCGCCCAGGCCGAGCCGGTCGTTCCCGCGCCCGTACCAAAGGCCGGAAGCGCTGGGGAGCGTGGTTGTGAAGATCGTCTGGTTCCCAAGCGCGTCCTTGACCGTGACTATCACGTCGTAGGCGCTCGCAATCGCGACAGCCCACATGGTTCCGGTGGGCTTGTACGTGGTGCCGTTGGCGCAGGTCTTTGACCCCAGGGTAGAGCTGGTGCCATGCAGCCGGTAAGCAAGCGTCTGGGCGGTGATGCTGTTCTTTCCGTTCACCGAGCTGATGGTGTAGTACGGGGTGGCTGACAGGTACGTGCCAGCTCCGTTGTCGGCGGTCCCGTCGGCCTTGGCCCGGCCAACGGCGATACTGGAGACGGTGGGGCTCGCGTACGGGTACACGGTCACGGAGACGGTGGCGGACGCAGAGCGCCCACGGCTGTCGGTGACGGTCACGGTGAACGTCTTGGAGCCGGAGGAATCGAACACGGCGGAGCGTACGGTCGTGCTCGTGCCCGTCTGGTTCACGCCAGGGCCGCTGAACGCGATGGACGAGATGGATGCCCCCGTGCCGGCCGTGGCGCTCACGCTGAGGTTTGCCTGGGAATAGCCTTGGGTGTATGTTCCCCACCCGCTCACGGTCGCATTCGCAGCGTAATGGGATGCCGTGAATGAGCTGATCGTCGGCTTCACCCCGGACGCCACCGTGACCGTGAAGGTCTTCGTGGACGTGCCCAGGGACGTGGAGCCGGAGTAAGTCGTGAGCGTGGCCGTGGCCGTGGCGCTCGTTGTGTTCGACAGCGCAGAAAGCCAGGAGTTCGGGATTGTGAACGTCTTGCTTCCGGTGTTCGCTGCGATGGTGTACGAGACGGTCGTCGCCCCGCTCAAGGACAGCTCCAGCTTGTAGGTGTACGCGCTGTTCGGGATGTTCCAGGAGGCGGTGCCGCCATTGGTCTTGCCGATCTCCACGGAGCTGGTCACGGAGCCAAGTGTCGCCTTGCTCGCTGACCACACAGCGTAGAGGGTCACGGCGGCGTTGGCCGTGTATTTGGCGCCGGCCGCATAGGCAACGGCCCCGCTGGCGCTGGTTGCCCAGCCGGCAAAGGTGTACCCGGTCCGGGTGGGCTTCGTAGAGCTCAGCGTCAGGTCCACGCCATAGGTTTTCGTCTGCGCGGAGGGCAGGTTGGAGACCGTGTCGGTCGTGTTCTTGTTGTAGGTGACGGCGTAGGTGTATGCCGTCCAGTGGGCGTACAGCGTGATCGCCGCCGAGGGCGTGTATGAGGACCCGCCGCCGCCCACGCGGGTGCCGCCGTTGGCCGCCGTATACCAGCCATCAAACGTGTACCCGGTTCTCGTCGGGGTGGGAAGCGTGACCGCACTGGCGGAGGTGCTCGATGTCCAGATGGCGTACAGGGTCGTGTTCGCGCTGATGGTGATCGAGGAGCCTGGGTTGAAGTTCGTGCCGGTGCCGTTGGCTGCGGTGTTCCACTTGGAGAATGAGTAGGCGGTCGTACGCGTCGCCGAGGCGGAGGCCGGGGAGACACTGCCGCTGTTGGCGTTGTAGGTGACGGCCAGCGACGTGGAGGATGATGCCCTCGTCGGGTTGCTCGAGGAGGACGCAACGGTGAGCGTGGCTGAGGGCGTGCCGACGGCTGACTGTGCGGAGGGGCCGCCACTGCCGCCGTTGGCATTGTACGAGAGGGTGAGGTCAACCTCTGTCGTGACAACGGTTAGCACGGCGGAGGTACCGAGCTCGACAAAGGTCACGCCTGTGGTCCCTGGGCCCATCGTGTAGCCGTACTGCGGGATGGTCTTCTCCATCGTGACGGTCAGCTTGTTGTTGCTCACCGTGCCACGGATAAAGCCAAGGTTGCTGCCGGTGCTCTGCCACGCTTTGCTGCCGGAATCGCCCCCGGTGTCGGTCGTTGCTTTAGCGCGGATCGGGAGCTGGTCGCTGGAACCGCTGGGCATACCGTTGCCGAGGCTGGTGATCGGGAGCGTCAGGGTCACGCTCGTGATCGCACTGCTGGGGAGCGAGCGAAGATGGGCCAACGTAGTCGCATTAAACATGTAGTAGACGGCGTAATAGTACACGCCTACCTGACCGCAACGCATCCGGTTGTCGCCCTGGTTGTAATGGTTATTCCAATCTGCCGCAAAGTGAGAGAGGACGCCGCCTCTGCTTGCCGTAGCGGTCAATGTGTAGGTTTTTGCCATCGTTTAGTTTCTCCCCGTGATGTGCAGGTAGTCGATGCCGCCCGCCGTGACCACGTCAATGTCGAACATGGATTGGAGCGTGAAAGAATCGGAGCGGACGCTCTTGGCGTTCAGGCTTCCGTCCGCACCCAGGCTCACGTCCGCGTTGGCGATGTTGGCCTGTGTATCGTCGCCGCGGTAAAAGTAGACGTAGGAGGATTCCGCCTTGAAGCTGCTGGAGCTGGAGCTGTCGCCGATGACGACGCCGGGGGCGGTGATCCCGTTCCCCACGCCGTAGACCCGGACCCAGCTCGTAAGGTTTTCGATCTGGCCGTTCGTGTTGCTGATCGCCTGAGTGAACGTGGCCGTGATGTTCGTGGATTCCTGGCTCAAAAGCGACGCCAGGGCCTCCTCAACCGTGGAGCCGCCCTGGTCGTCAGGCAGGAACCCGTTGATGATCTGCGTGACCTGGCTCATGATGTTGTCTGGCAGCATGAGGATGGTCGCGTTGTTCGCGATGGCGTTGGCCACGATCCCGTTCACGTCCGGCTCCGTCAGGTAGACCTGCTCGTCGGACGAGATGCGGGAGGAGAGCAGGTTTAGGCTGTGCTCCCCGCTCTCCCAGAGCTTGATGAGCTCGTTGGCGATTGTCCTGAAATTGTCATTCAGGCGCTCCTCGTTCGTGTCCTGAGCAGCACGGTCGGCCTCGCCTTTCGCGCTGGTCTTCGGGAGCACGATGGCGTAGAGCGCCTTCATGCGGTTGGTGTTGGCCATCTGCCGTCACTCCTTCATTTCACTGAGTACCTTCACGTTCACACCGCCGTGGAGCGTCCACGCGCCGCCGTCAATGTTCTCGAATTTGAATTGCACAAAGTATGACTGATCCGTCTTGAAGCGCACGGTGGTGTACCCGGCGCGAATCACAAACGGCGTCACAATCGTCTCTTTGTTCAGGTAATCCCCGTTCGCCGTGACCTTCACGTCCGCGCCGGTGATGTGCGCGTAAATGCCCATCGCCTGGTGCCGGGCCATCTTCCGCCCAAAGTCCATCGGCTGCGTGAGCCAGTAGGCGGAGATGGGGGCCCCGTCGTAGTCGGCCCCGCTCTCGAACCGGTACACGTAGCGCTGCCCGTTGACCATGAAGATGTCGGAGCCGATGGCCTCAAGGTCTGCCACCTCGAACCCGTCCCGGATCATGTAGGAGCCACGGGAGATGTCGAAGACGATGACCGCGTCGTCGTACGTGGAGCTGTCCCCGGTCTTGCAGCTCATGTAGAACCGGTTGTTCCAAAACGCGGATCGCGAATTCGCAACGTCCGGGTGAAGCGTGTCGAAGAATCTCTTGAGGGGCTGGACGCCGTTGTCAACGGGAACGACGCTCACGCCGTTGTAGGTGTAGATGCCGTTGGGCATGAGAAGGTACGGGGCGTCGTACTTCACGATGATGCCCGCGTTGCTCACCAGGTCCGAATCCTTGTCAACCCGCTCCAGGGTGAACGTGGACGGCCGGTCGCCGAACAGCCGCCAAACGCTGTAGCGCTTCCAAATGATGAGCTGGTTGGAGAGCGCGGTCAGGCCGATGATCTTGTCGGCGGAGCCGTCGCCCACTTCCACGTAGCCGCCGGAGGCGTCGTAGGAGCCGTCCACGCTGAGCCAGTCCTCGATGGTCCGGCCATCACCGGGCACAGCGGACCAATAGAGCCGGAACGTCGCCGACGGATCGCCGGCGGTGAACAGCCGGTTGGCGTACAGCTCGGCGTAGGCCACGTGCGCGTCGGACCCGCCGCCTCGGATCGTGATGGTGTCGCCGGCAGCGGGCGGCTGGAGCAGCGCGGCCGTGAGGACGATCTTTCGGCTCTCGCCGGTAGGAATCTCGTATACGTCAGCGTAGATGCCCGCGTAGGTGACGCCATACGCCAGCGCCCGGCGCTTCGCTTCGTCGCTCAGGTCGGAGCTCACCGTGATGGTCAGCGTCTCCTGGTCGTAGCTTGTCACCGTGCCCTCGTAGGAATACAGCCCCGCGCCGAACGCGGTGGCGGTGTTCTGGGCCGTGTCGATCTTTACGATCTGGGAATTGCCGGTGCACACGAGCACCACGTCAGTCGTGCCGATCCGCGTTTGCAACGCATCGACTTGGGTGGCGGTGAGCGCCGGGGAGAACGTGTAGATGGCGGCCCAGGCATCGGAGACCCAGGCGTAGATGTTGGTGGCCGTCACCACGTAAACCTGCCCGCCTGTCCCCCGCGCCACGATCAGCTTGAGGATGCGGTCAGAGCCGGGGATCGCGCTCTCGATGTGCCGGGAGAACCCCCGCGCCACGGCCAGGTTGCCGTCGCCGGTCTCCATGTTCCGGGCGTCGTAGGCCGAGCCCGTGGGGAGCAGGCTCCCGTCAAGCTGCTGCTGGATGCCGTACCACTGGGGTATCTGGAACCAGATCGGGGATGAAGATGCCATGAGCGCCGCCCCCTTACTCGAAGTGGTAATTCAAGAGCTTGAAGCTCTCGGGCGCGGCCATCGTCTCCCGCTGCAAGTTGTAGACCGCCTGGTCGAACAGGGAGAAGAACGCGGAGGACGTGCCCTGCGTGGAGGGGTCTTGCCCGCACTGTTCACGGGCCCTAACGTACATCGGGATGAGGTCGTGCATGTAGACTGGGAGCTCAGGCTCATCGGGTGTGAGCGAGATTTCCGGGTCAAGGGACGAGACATTCATGGGAGTGGGCACGAACCGGTATTCGACGAAGACGTGCTCCCCCTGCTCCGTCCCCTTCACGGCCATGAACTGGTAGCGGCCGGTGAAGTCCTGATAGAAGTAGAGGGGCCGCTTGTAGTCGTGATCCGTGATCGTGTACTCCACGGGGTCGGTGTCCGGCTTCTCCGTGGCCCTGAACACGTTAACGACGCGCTTGCAGGCGTGAGAGAGCGCGGTGGTGTCAAACTCGCCGGCGCCGGTCGGGTCGCTGGCGGTCAGCTCCGCCTCCTCAACAGTCGCCATCTTGAACCGTCGCGCTATCTCGTTCACGGCCTCGTTGGCGTAGCGGGTGAACTTGTCCTTGTACATCTCGACGGTTTCGGGTGCGGTGCCCCGGTCAAGGCCAACGAGCGTCGCCTCAATAATTTCGCGAAGGTTCATGGGGGTCTCCTCTCCTTAGTTCAGCTTCTTGCTTTTATTCATGAACTCGGCCACTTCGGGCGAGATGTGCTCGCGCAGTTGGAGCTTTGCGGACACTTCCTCGTAAAAGCTCCGGGGGTGCGTCAGGACCTCGCCACGCTTGAACCGATAGTTGATGCCGTTGAGATTCCACTCGAAATACTGGTCGTTGGCCTCAAAGGAGGGGTCGCGAGGGATCACGTACGAGACCATCTCCTCGGCTGCAACGGGCTGAGGCTCAGGCGCATGAGGCAGCTCAAGCTGCTCAACGGGGTCGGCCTTGACGGTGTACTTCTCGGGCGCTTTCTTGGGTGCGGTGGCCTTCTTCGCGGCCGTGGTCTTCTTAGTCGTTGCCATCTTTTCACTTAGCCTCCTTGAAAAATTGATGAGATAAAGGGGAGGGGGAGAGGGAAGGAGGCGAACCCCGTCCCCCTCCCCTTCCGGTTCTGAGAGTTGTTGTGGTTACTTAGGCGTGAACAGCGTGCTGGATGTCGATGATCCAGAGAGGATTCAGGACCTTCGCGGTGTAGCCCATGACCTTCGCGCCAACGGTGCTGCGCTGATCGAGAGGATCGGCGGTGCCGGCGGAACCACGTGGCTTGATGATGGTCTGGAGCGTGCCAGAGCCAGCCACGTCGATGACGCCATAGGCGTCTGCGCCGAAGATCAGGGAGTGATGCAGGGCCACGGGGGTGCTGGCGGA